CATCAATATCAAAAGGAAATACACTCTTTGCTGTAAACACTTCTGGTATTAATACTGATAATGGATCTGGTTTATTAGGTAATAGTCTGATTACTGGTGTTACTACGGTTTCTGACTGGTATAATAGTCAAACTCTTGATCTAACAAATTCTACAGTTTATTGGAAGCAGATTGCATCAAAACCAACTACAAGTAAGTATAGTGAAGATAGAAGTGGTAGAAATGATACAATGCACGTTGTGGTGGTAGATGATGATGGATCAGTAACAGGAATACAGGGAAGTATTCTTGAGAAAAATCTCTTCCTTTCTAAAGGTTCTAACTCTGTATCAGATACTGCTGCACCTGAAAGAAGTTACTATAAGGACTACATCTCACAACAATCTGCTTACTTATATCCTGGTTGGAACCCATCTACAGCAGTTGATAGTTACTTCAATACTGAACCAACTGCTACTGGATTCACTACTTACTCAGGTGTTAAGTCAGATTCATTTACTGCACTGGGAACTGCTGCAGGTCTTTGGGGACAAGAAACTCAAGGAATTATCTTCAATGCTATTGGTAATGTAACTTATCCTCTGGGTGGTGGTGTTGATTATGCTGCTTCTGGTGGTACGGAATTTAAAGCAACTCTTGGATCTCTGGTAGATGCATATGATTTATTCTCTAATAGTGATGAGGTAGAAGTTGATTATCTAATAATGGGGCCAGGATGTGGTGCTAAAGATGAGTCTCAAGCAAAAGCAAATAAACTTATTTCAATAGCAGAGGCGAGAAAGGATTGTGTGGCGGTCATTTCCCCACATAGATCAGATGTTGTAAATGTAACTAAAGGAGAAAATCAAACAAATAATGTTATTGAATTCTTCTCTCCACTAAATGCATCATCTTATGCAATATTTGATAGTGGTTACAAGTACACTTATGACAGATTTAATAATAAATTTGTATACCTTCCATGTAATGCTGATGTAGCAGGTTTGATGGTCAGAACAGAGATCGAAGCATATCCTTGGTTCTCTCCTGCTGGTCAACAACGAGGAGTCTTGAATAATGCAATTAAACTTGCATATAATCCTAAGAAGTCTCAAAGAGATGTTCTTTATGAGTCAAGGATTAATTCTATTATTAATCAGTCTGGAACTGGTATTCTTCTTTACGGTGATAAAACAGCATTAAATTATGCATCTGCATTTGATAGAATCAATGTTAGGAGATTGTTCTTAACAGTTGAAAAAGCACTCGAAGCAGTTGCAAATGCTCAACTCTTTGAATTCAACGATGAAATAACTCGTGCCAACTTCTCTAATGTGGTTGAACCATA